GATTTATAATTGAGTTTTAATATGGACTCCTCCAAATACTTCTGAAAGTCTCTGATGTTAGCGTTCTTATCTATCTGTTCACCGTTAACTGTTATATCAAATACTCTCGGTTGTAATCCTCTTCTAATAGAATAGTTCTTACTACCTATACTAAAATTTATTTCCACTAAACAATTCTTACCATTAATAGTATTAACGAGCTGAGGTTTAGCTACATTTCTAAAAGGTTTATTAAACAATGCAAATGTCAAAGCATCTAATAATGTAGATTTACCCGAGCCGTTCTCACCTATAATTAATGTACTAGGACTTCTTTCAAAATCTATTTCTGTCCAAGCATTGCCTGTAGATAAAAAGTTTTTCCATTTTATTGTTGTAAAATTTATCATAAAGTATCTTGTGCCTCTACATATAGGCTCTGTAATAAGTTTTTAATTCTTTGTTTATCTAAATCTGTTTCAACAACATCAACATATTCTTTTAGTAATGTCATTGTATCTTCTAAGTCTATATCTTCGCCTAGTGCTTCATCCTCAAACTCTGAGAAGTCTTCTATAATTTTTAGATCAATAAGATTAGACTGATATAGTTTGTCTACAAAATGATCAAAGCGTGTGAAGTCTGTTTTCTTTGTTACAATTAACTTAACACTACCACCAACAATAGTATTAAAATCAAAATTGCTAATATCATTGACACCCTCGAAATGGCTATCGTCGTAATAAATTTTGTGGAAGATTCTAAACGGGTTATTAATGTACTCCAAATCTCTTTTAACCGTGTCATAAATGGCGAAACCTCTTGGGTCTTCATAGTCAGACCAAGTGATCTCATAAGGGTTTCCCATGTATGTAATATTGCCTCTACTATGCCTATGATGAAAATGGCCACTAACCACAAGGTCAAAGTTAGAAAAAGCGTCAGTATCCATGCCATGAAGATTAGGCATTCCAGGAAGTAGGAAGTAACCTGCGAATTCGAAATGTCCGAAGCAAGTCTTTGCGTCAGATTCTTTAATTTTGGCCATAGTCCTGTCATAATTTTCACCACATATCCATGGAAGGTAAAGTACCTTCTCTCTATCTAACATTATTTCCACTGGCTCTTGGTATAATGTTATGTTATTATATTCTCCTAACAATAAGTCAGGGCTGTTAACATCATTTGTGTTTTTAAAGTAAGTATCATGATTGCCTGGAATCATATGTATTTCAATATCTAAATCTTGTGCCTTCTGAAAGAAGTATCTTTTACAAGACTTTAATGTATTGAAGTTTATATACTTACGCCTATCAAATATATCTCCTAGATGACATATTGTTTTAATGTCATGTTCTACTAAGTAAGGAAAAAATATTTCATCATAAAACTTAGCAAAGTAAGCATCGAACGCTAAACTATCTGATCTGGCACCAAAGTGGGTGTCCGTAACTAGAGCTACTCTCATATTTAGCCCTCGTATATAGCGCTGTTCGCCCCGTGTTCTCTTACCTCGCAACTAACAGCAAAACATCTCCCGTCAGTTAATTGTTGTACCAGTTCATCAGCATAATGGAATGCTTGTTCTGCAAATTTCTCACAACCTACACCATTCATTACCACTACTTCTGATAGTCCTTGTTCCTCTAGTTTTAAAAATGTTTTAATCTCAGGATCGTCTTTATCAACTGCATGTTTGTGATCAAAAGAATCTTTTAACCATTGTTTTAACATTTTTAAGTTACCAAAATCCACAACCCAATTTTTGTCGTCTAGGTTTTCACAACCAAACTTAAAACTAAATGATAAAGCATAACCATGTAATAAACTGCAATGGCTATGTGATGCTAGTGGTTGCCTAAACATACATGATAATCCTTCCTCATGTCCATAAGTTTTTGTAGAATAATATTTAAATTCTCTCATCTATTTTAACTCCTGATATAAATTTGTAGCTGTAAAGTATTGTTCCTCTAAAGCCTCTCGATTACTTTTAATGGCACTTTGTATTTCTTCTGCATAAAAGTTATTCATTAATGTTCTTATTTTTCCTAAAAGTATTTCTTTGTGTCCTTCATAAGACTCAAAACTTTCTGTAAATTGTGTTGGGTATTTAAATATATCCTCATACATTTCTATATAAGATAGCCTATTAGGAACAAGTGGAATGCCACCCGATCTTAGTATCTCATAACAGCTAATACCTAATGTTTCTTGTAAGTTTGCTGAGAATACCATCTTAGATTGTTCTATTAATTTGTTATACTCTGGCTTTGTAAGATTAAAATCATTACAATTAATAAACACATACTCAGGTAATTCTTTCTTTAGATCTAAAAAGATATCTAATTGTTTTTCAGGTGCGTCCCTGTGAGGAAACAAAATAATATCTGCTTTTTCATAAGTATGTCCTATATGCTTACCTAAATACTCCATAGGCCATCCTGTTCTAACAATTTTACTTTCTAAATAGTCTTTTGTTTCTGGATCTGGAAACATAACACTAGCAAATAAATTAATATGAAAATTACTAGCAAAATAGTTTTTATCAAACGCATCAAACATAGCATACTCTGTATTCCTAACCCAATTAGCATCTCCTATTAGTCTACCTAAAAAATCCTGAGGGTCATAACTACCTGCATGCCATAAACCATGTAGAGTAATCTTTTTACCTAATAGTTCTGCCATATATTTAATTTGTAAAACACCTGGATGCCAGGCATCTGCGAATACAAAATGATCTCCATCTTGTATATCTCCATTCTGAAAATGTTGTGCAATAATTTTTATTTGTTCTGACTTGTATATGTTTGTGCCTGCAAAGTCTAAGAAGGCACCTGGAGTAACTACATTAGCAATGTCTGAAGGACCTTCTATAACTGTAATGTCTTGTCCTGTTTCATCTGCTATCTGCTGAGGAAAACAATCTTTCCATTGGGCAGTATATCTAGTCTCTACATATTCTAAATCAACTAAATAAATCATTCTGTATTATGCCTCCGTTTTCATCGTCTTCATATACTTCAACTTGTACTGCACGATTAGGATAGTTCTCTTCTATATAATTTATAAGAGACTCTGCTATCATTTCACATGATTGGTAATCTAGTTGTAATACACCTTGTTCAAACTGTCTTTCTAGTTCACGCTTAAATTGTATGAACTCTACATCTCTATCGTTATGAGAAACACCCATGGTTACATAAAAATGAAAGATGTGTCTGTGAGGATAACCTAAGAAACTAACATCACGCCAGTCACCTGTAGCATATTCAGGATTTGTATCTGCACCTGGAAATTTATGTATGCCTTCTCTTTGGAATGATACTTTTATGTACCTGTTCTTAATAGCCATGTTGGTTCCTCTCTGTTTGTATATTTAGCAAAGTCAATTTTGTATTTGTTGTAATACCTACGATAAGAGTTGACTACACTCTCACCTTTTACATCATCAGGCATTGCTAGTGGTAAACCTTTTACATCTGCCTCACTAGAAAATCGAATATTTTTAGGAGCATACCTAAGTAAGTGTTCTAATTTTTCTTGTGTTAAGTGTAGCCTACCATACCTGTGAGTATATTCTTTACATAGTTTAAGCCATAGATCATATAGATAATCATAATTGGCAGAACTATTTCTAACCCATAAACCATCTGGATGGTTGACATGACTGGCCTTGTATAAAGTAGCCTCCATGTTAGAGTTTGGATGTCGCCACCTTTTAATTTTTCTACCTTTGTCTGTAAGTTCGCCATATAGTTCTCCGTCTAAATACCTATGTGCTGTAGACATAAGCTGTGCGTATTCAATTACCATTTTAACAACATGCTTATCACAATGTTGTTCTGCACATAGTAATGGATTTTCATTAAGTAAAAATATATTCATGTTAATGTCCTATGTGCATACCTAATAGTACACCCAATCCAAATATAAACCAATCAAATACAAAGTGCATACAGAAACTACCTATAAAAATAGTTTTCCAATTACACTTACAAAATTCAATGTGTTCTACTACCTTATCTATCATACAAACAAATCCTCTAAACTACTAGGTGCTTCTGTTCCTACTGCCATACTCTTCATACTACCACCTAAGTACTGGTTATTTTCCCAAGCATCATACTGCTCACGATTAGTTACATTATAGAGATTCCTGAACTGTCCGTCAAGTTTCATCTTACCCGTAAATGCTAAAAGGGTTTCTTTATCATTCATCATCTTTTCTAGGTGTGCCATAAAGTTTCTAATAGACATAAGGATAAATGCTGTCCTAACATATATCCATTTGTTTAGGTTGCCATATTTTTCTTTTGCCTTCATGCTAGGTGTATTCATAATGGTGTGAAATTCGTCTAAATCTACGCCTAAATTGATAGTTTCCTGTACATTATCGTACATTTCTCGATACAAATTAGACATCTTTCTGCTAAACTTAGTTGTGCCTTGTCCCATGTAATATAAACCTGTCTCAACCGCCCTACTATGAGTTGTAGAGTCATAAGATATTTCTACATTATCATACAAACCATTCTGACAAAAGACTAGATAAGGAATCATACGCCTAATACTACCTACACCTAATACATGTAAGTGCATAGTATCTTGTGGCCATACCTTAGCAATCTCACTAGCAATAAAGGCTCGTTTAACATCTTCTAATGGACCTGTGCCTAGAGCTGCTGCTCCCATTGCCACACCACCAATTCTGTCATGCCATTCTGCAGGAACTTCTTCCATTAAACATTCATACCATCTTAGATATGTATCAATACAGTTACCCTGTAAAATAATATAAGGTTTACAATTACTATCGTTCTTTTCAAATATTTCTAATTGTCTTTTAACATTCCTACCTGTCTTACGAGCCAGTTCTTCATAGTTTTCAAAGTCAAAGAACCTAGCTTTTGTATCATTCCTATCTGATCTATCACCTGTAAGTATAACAGGTATCTCATCAAAGCACATACCCACATCTGCCCACTTAGCCTGGTTCTCATATACTTTGTCTTTCAATTCATCTGTAATAACCATACCTTGTGTAACAATTTGTAACCCACCTGAGTCTGCATGTATTTCATGTACATGATCTTTATATGCTGTAAATCTATCTCCAAAACTAGACTCTGTATGTCCATTATATAACATAGAAAACTTATGACTATGGACATCTGTTACTAATTTATCTATTAGCATGTTAATAATACTTGCATTCGTTTCATCTTTAGCTATACCTGGGTTACTAAACCTCATATAACTTGTACCTGAAACTACATAATCTAATTTTCTACTCATGATTTTAATATCTCAATTAATACTTCTGCTTCTGCCTTAGCGTCATCTAACGCATTGTGATTGTTTGCCTTAGGTAATCTTTTATCCAAGACATTCATTAATGTTCTTAAACATGATATGTCCCAGAACTTCCAAGGGATACTCATGTCTAAAGCTCTGTAAGCACTCTCTAATATAACTACATCAAAGTTGGCACCATAACCCCAAATAGGAATAGACTCTTTGCCATACCATAATGTAAATTTATCTATTGCTTCTTGTAAAGGAACAGGATCTTTTTGCCAAGCCTCTTGTGCTTCTTTACTTTGTTCTCCCCACCATTTAATTGTGTCAGGATCTATATGTAGTCCTGCCTCTTTACAAGTTCTACCGTCAACATTAATATAAAATGTATCTGTAATTTCCATGTCTTCTATTAGTACTGCACCAATAGATACGATACACGCATTAGGATGTATGCTTAATGTTTCTAAGTCAACGACTACTTGTTTACTAGTATCCATTATCTAGGGTTCACCATTTGTTGTTGGGTAATGTTATCAAAGAACTCTTTCTTTAGATCAGGTTCTTTAAAGCCACCTCTTAATACAGTTGTTTGTGTCATGGAACTATGTGCCATGATGCCTCTGTTCTCACAACAACCATGCGTAGCCTGTATATAGACTCCAACATGTTCTGTTTCACATTGGTTCTGTATTTCATTAGCTATCATTACATTAAGTTCTTCTTGTAGTGTACCTCGTCTAGCACACCATTGTGCTATCCTTGTATATTTAGATAAGCCTAATAGTTTATCACCTGCAATTAATCCTATGTAGGCAATACCTGCAACAGGCTGATGATGATGTGAACACATACTTTTTAATTCACTTCTCACTACCAACATACCTTCATAACCACCTTCCACATAGTTAGGAAAACTATTAGGGTTAGGCATATTATTATATCTACCAGACATAATTTCATTAATATACATTTTTGCTAGACGTCTAGGAGTATCCTTACTGTTAGGATCATTCTCTACATCTATAACTAGTCCTTGTAATACTTGTTCAAAACTAGGAACTAGTTCGTCAATTAATTTTTGTTTATCGCCTGGCTCTAGTACACTAGAGATATTATCTCCAGCATAAAAGCGCTGTCCTGCTTTAAGCAACCTTTGTTTTATTTCTTCGCTTATCTTCATTACTTCTCCTGTATGAGATTATAACTCCCAAGGGTAAACTATCCATTTATCGTTATTATGCAGTCTTTCGCCTACAAAGTCAAGATGTATATCAGCCTTTTGGTGTAATACAGCCCACCGGCTTTTCGGAATAATTTCCTTGATCTGTTTTATTGTTAAGGCACTATCACAAATATCATCAACAAAAATAGTGCCTTTTAAATTTTTGTTGAATCCGTTAGCTTTAATCCTATCTTGAAACTCCCCATCTCTAGTTTGCCATTCAAGAGGCTCAAAGCCTGCACCTAGTTTGTGTGATAACATAACACCAGGAATTAATCCTCCTCTTGCTATACCTACCACTTTGTCTATGTTCTCGTCTTTTAGTCTTTCATATAGTCCATTTACAAGATTTTCTATCTCATTCCAAGACACATACATTCTGCTATCGTCTACCATTTTTCAGTATTCACTCCCCTTGTATTAAATGTTCCTTTAGGTTTTGCTTTACTGTAATCATAAGGTACAGATACTGCAAAAGGATCTGACATTCCTTTACCTACCCATTCTCCTGTATTGTAAACAGTAGAAGGATTTACATGGTCCATATATCTATCAACCCACATATTTTTCTCTTCACACCAAGCTTCTATTTCTTCATAGGTTCCATAAACAAGTCTACCCATTTTGTAAGCACTACCATCTGCGTGTAATACTCTTGCTATTTCTATGCCTGTCATAACTTAACCGCCAATAAAAATAATATTAACAGCTGTATAATAACTACCAAGAATAATTCTACTGCTAATATAGTATGATACCAAATCCACCTAGTCTTATAAGCGTTATCTATTGTTACATCATCAGGATCAGGTTCTTTCCAAGTATCAATATCTTGCTGAGGATTTTGTCCCCATAATGTTTCCTTTATATCTTTCCATTTCATTTAAGTACCCCACGCGTTGCCAAATAAATCGATATGTAATCGAGGGCTAAACTTGTATCCTGTTTTCATACAAGCTTCTGCTACGCCTTTAGCAGTTAGTGTTTGTTGTTCTAATGTTGCTCCTTCAGGCATACAGTAAACAGCATCTACCTGTACCCCGCTTTTCTGATATGTGAGATAAAAATGATCTACCTCATCAAAGTCTTCTATATCTCTTACAACAAATTTATTATATAGATAACTATTGTAAACTTGGTTCATTGTAACTAAAGCATCAGGGATCAAAGCCTCTTCTTGTTTCTCTCCACTAATACTTAACTTAGGAGATGTACTCCATGTTACATGTATTCTATTATGATTAGCATTAAAAAAGTTTGCTAGTTCAGGTTTGACTTCCTGTGTACCATTAGTTTCAAAGGTAACATTTTGTAATCCATTAAACATTAGCATTTCAATAAGTTCAGGCCATACTCTTTGCCAACCTAATAAAGGTTCACCACCTGTAATAACTAAGTGTATATCTTCTTTCTCATCAAACTTTCCATTAGGCAAAAGACTTATGATATGTTCATAGACTTCTTCTACAGTCTTAGTCATTTGTAAATGTTTGTATTTCATAGCCCAACTAGCAGAACTATCACAACCAACAGGTGTAACAGGTAGTTCGTCTATGGATTTGTATGCTTCTGGGTGATTTTTATCGCCTTTAGGATCTGTCATATAAGGCATCTGATCTGTAGCAATATACTTGCCTCGTTCTTGTCCAAAGCCAGCACATTCAAAGTTACAACCAAACACTCTTAAAAATATGCTTGGAACTCCTACGAATCTACCTTCGCCTTGTATAGAATAAAATGCTTCGCTGTATCTCAGTTTCATAATATGATATTATATATAATGCCTAACCAATAATCAATCGAAAAGTTGGTCTTTTGGTTGACCTTTTTCTTCCTTCTCCTTAGCAGCTGCTTCCTCTGCTTTAATTTTCTCATCTAAATATTTAGGCCTTCTTTTAATTACCTTTTTATTTTTATTAGCTTCGTCTGCCTTAGCATTGTCTGCCTCAGCTTGTTCAATGATGTTTCTCATATAACTTAGATACTCGTTTGTATGAGTTTCACCATCACTTTGTTCTAAAATTTGTTCTATGTCTAAGCTCTTAATGTATTTAAACTTAGTTTCCATTTGTCGTTTCTCTTTTTGGATACGCCTAATGAAAGCATAGTATGTGATTTGTGTAAAGTATGCAAAAGGATTTTTAGATTTCTCAGGATTAAAGTTGTCCATATATGTAAGACAATTTTCAATACCATCTAAAATCATTTCATCTCTAAATGTATAGTTTACAAAATTAGATTTATATGCCAAGTGATTTGCTATTTTAACAAAACACTCTCCTAGATAATTTGTTACTTGAGGTTTGGGTTCGCCACATTCCTCTGCCTCAATTCTTTTTTCTCGATACTCACTTATCTTTACAAGAAATTCCTTGTTGTCTATGTAGTGAGCTGAATTTGGATCTCTCCTTTTAGCCATAATATACTCCTATTTGCTTGGAAAATTTGCTTCTACAAATTCTCCTATTAATTCAATTTCTTTAGTGGACAAATTTGTTGCTTGTCCCCACATCATACTACTGTTCATGCCTACCTTCTCTCTATTCTTATATGAGATAAGTCTACCACTAATATAGTCTTTACTTTGTCCTGCTAACATAGGAAACATTCCTTGTCCCTGTCCTTGTTTCCCATGACATGCTGCACAACCTGACCATAAACTTCTAATATCACTAAAAGGATCTCCTGCTGCTAATGCCTGTTGTGCTTGTAATATTTCTACCACTGTTCCATTCTCTTCAACATAATCTGCATAACATTGTCCTGTGCATGTTGTATTACTTTTAACATTCTTGTGTTCAACACCTGGATATATAACACCCATGAAAAATATCATAAACACTGCACACCCTACTAAAACTATTCCCAATTCTCTCATATCTTTAATGTATTTTATTTTTTATAACTGCGTCTGCCAATTCTGTTAGTGTATCTACATCAAGTTCAGACTCTTCTATTTGATCTTCCATTCTATATAAATCTCCTGACCAATTAGTTGGTTGATTGTAAATGTTATCAACCATTTTTTCATAACCTATTTCAAAATCTTTTGCCAATATTCCTATTGTAATTATTTGTATTCTTTCTACGACAAAAATTGTCTCATCTGATATTGCCATCCAAGGTCTTAAACTTATTGATTCACCTAGTTGTTGATTAACAGTTAACACATTAGATATTAATTCTATAGGATGTTCTATTTCAATACAGTCTTTTCCATATTCTATTCTGCCAACTATTGTAGATCCATCCATTAATTTAACTATGCTTATTTCTTTAGACATCTATTTTAACAAGTTTATAATCAAAGCCTTCTTCGTTATAAATCTTGATCCTCTCTATTAAATGATTAAGTGTGTAATTCTTTTTAGACTTCCACGATAAATCATCACCAATATCAAAAAGATTACAAGTAACTTTATTGTCTCCTTTTCTTAATCCTCTTCCTATACTTTGTAAGTTTCTTATTCTACTCTTACTAGGAGAGGCAAAGACAATATTATGTAGGTTCCTTATATTTATACCCGTTGAAAATGTGCCGTATGAGGCAACAATAATAGCATTGCTTTCTTTTTCAGTTAGAGCTCTAATCTCTTCTCTTGTTTCTGTATCTGTGCCTCCAAATACAAAGAATACTTTTCTATCTTTACATGCCTCACTAAGCATATCATATAATACTTTGCCATGTTTTTCTACAAATTGAAATAACAATAAAGTATTACCATCTTGTGCCATTGTTAAGTTCTTAATAATATTATTTCGTTCTGGGTTAGTAACAATCCAATCTATTTCTTCTTGGTATGTCATTCCTTTAATTAGTTTTCTTTCTGCGTCCTTATAGTTTAATGTACAACATATAATTTTTAAATTTGCTAGTTGTTTATCGTCCATTAATTTTTTAGTTGTTGTAACTTTATGTACTTGACCAAAGGTTCCTTCTAATACTAGTCTATGTGTCTTTGTTCCATCTAATGTACCTGTAGTTCCTATTCTGTACTTTGTATTAACACATTTGTTCATAAGAGTTGTTAAGGATTTTGCTTTAAATAAGTGTGCCTCATCTCCATAGAACACATCAAAGTCTTCAAACCATTTCTTAGGATACTTGTATATAGATTGCCATGTACTAATAGTTATTGGAGCGTCATTGTGTTTTACTTTGCCTCCATATATTTTGTGGCAATTTTCTTGTACTTTCCAACCATTAGCTGTTGAGTAGTCTGCAAAGTCTCCGTACATTTGTTCTACCAGTGATGTAGTAGGAACAATTATTAACTGCTTTCTACCTTTTAACTGGTGATAACGAATAAGGCTGTAAATAATAAGAGACTTCCCAGAAGCAGTAGGAGATAAGAGCAAAGTTCTTCCCACATTAACTGCTTTCGTAATTGCCTCTTTCTGATAATCTCGTATCTCGATGTCTTTCTCATTGGATTGTAACCTCAGTTCTTTAGTAAATTTATCTATGTCTATTTCTTCACTTATGTCTGGAACATCTTCTTCTATTTTGTATTCTAATGTTTCAGCAAACTCTTTTAAGTAAGGTAGCAAACCAACATATAGTTCTTTAGTGTACATACTATATAGTCTTGCTTTGCCGTCCCACATTCTGTTTTTATATAATGGCATAAACTTAGCACCGGGTACTTCAAATGTAAAGAAGTCACATATTTCTTGATCAGTGCTTAAGTCTGTATCTATCTTAAGATATACTTCGTCTTTCTTTGTTACCTTGATCAACTTTTTTTGCTCCTAGATACCGGCCAAATATTTTTCACTATAAGAGCCCATTGCTAAACTTGGTCCATTCAATAGCGTTTTTAATATCAAAAGAACGGCTAGAAATCGACTTTAAAACACTCTCACAGAGCGACATACAAGTGTTTAGATACTCTAATTTGTCGGTTAATTTAATAACATCAGGGTCTGTGTCTAAGAAGTCATTCATCTGATTATTCAAAGGTGCATTGCCTAAGTATTGATCCCAGCCTAAATCATTTAATTCCTTTTGATCCAACTCTCCACGATAATATTTCCATTTCAGCCTTCTCATATTAAATAATGAGCTTTGTGCTTTCCTACATTGTAATCTAAATGTGGTTAGGTGATTAAGATACTTGGAATGTAGTTCTGGTATGCGTGTAGACTCCTGTCCAAGGTTAAGTTCATCAACCTTACAGTCTTCTTTCCACATGTTTTGTAATTCTTGTAGAGTTATCATAATATACACATTATATGACCTTAACTAGTAGGAGTCAAGGACTTATTGTACCTTTTGGTTAAACAGTTGTATTAATGATGTAGTCTCTGTACCTAAACATGGCTACACCTACCATATAATCTGTTTGGCCTGACGAAATCTCAAAATCCAACCCTTGTAAACTAACAGGGAAGGCATCTCTGAATTGGAACTCTGTTTGTAAGTTGTTATTGGAGTCCAACAAGAACAAAGAGGCATCTGAAAACTGTCCTAGTGCCTGTTGTTTAGTTGGATCAATATCTGGGAACCTATATGCTTGTTTATTACCATAAGCTGCGTATTGTTTATGGTCCTCAGGAAAACCTAAGCCAATTAACCAATCATATAGTTCTTTATAGTTTTTCATGTCCTCTTGTATGAGGAATCGTATCATTAAAACACCAAACTCTAGTTTGTCACCTGGATGTGGTATATCTACTAGTGGTGTTGGTTGTTGTGCAGGGGGTAAATTAATTTCAGGTATGTTAGCTGCTTGACAAAAGTAACTGACGTTCGGAATGTTATGTATTTGAAACTTAAACGCATTGGGTCGTAAGTAATCTAACTCGTTAGGGTTATTGTTACTCCAACTCGCATCCGAGACATTAGTTATATTTGTTGTTGTCATTTACCTTGTCCTCTGTACTTTTTATAACTTCTTTTTTTGTTCTTGTTCATCGTGGAAGTAGATATTTTAACTTTTCTACCTCTTCCACCTTGTCCTTGTGATGTTGATTTCTTTACACCACTATGTGTGATCTTTCCACTCCATGCTTTTGCCATAATATACTCCTATTCAAATTGTACTGATATTCCACAACCACAAGATGATTTTTCTTGTGGATTAATAAACTCAAAACCCTCATTAAGTCCTTCGACTTTCCAAGATATAATAGTACCATCTAAATATGTCTCAGATAAAGGGCATAACCATAATGTAAATTTCCCAAAGTCAATTGGGATATCGTTCTCCATACCATTGTCTGCATAGTTAAACTCATATGAGAAACCTGCACACCCACCGCCTGTTAAAGCAAACCTAACACCTTTACTGTCCTTTTTTTCTATTCTATTAAGAACTTCTTGTAACGCAGTGTCTGTAAAATCTATTCTAGGTCCACTATTCGTTGGTATTATGTTAGGATTATAAGTACTAACTGTTGACATCCGGTGCCCTGTTATGTTGCCTGTGTGCTTTCTTAGTATCCCAATCTTTTAGAGCTTGTTTGATAGAATCCTCTGCGAGAACAGAACAATGTAATTTGATAGGAGGTAATTCTAGCGCTGCTGCTATATCCTTATCTTTAATTTCCAAAGCTTCTGTCATTGTTATACCTTTTAGCATTTCTACGAACATTGTTGAACTGGCAATAGCCGAACCACAACCGTAAGTCTTAAATTTAACATCTAATATAACATCAGTATCAGGATCTACTTTTAAATCTAACTTCATAACATCTCCACATGCTGGCGCTCCCGTCATTCCGGTTGCTATGTTTGGATCTTTAGGATCAAATCGTCCTACTCCATGTGCTTGTGGGTTATTTAAAACATCATTAAATCTATCTACTACCTTTTTGCTGTATGCCATATATACTCCTGGTCTTACTCTTATTTATAAGACCTTTTGATTATTATCATCTGTTATACACCAACCGTCTAAGATTGGTGTTATTTTTATTACTTCATTATAAAATGTTTTTGGATCTCGAATATGAGGGTGACTAATACATGTGTCTGATAATATATGTCTACCCGGTGTAAACTTTGCTTGTGTAATATCTACATTTACATCTATTTTATTATCTTTTATCCATTTGTTATATTCATCTAGATTATTTTCTTTTGTTTCCCAATCAAATCCTATCCAAGGATTGTATGTTATCTGCTGAGATAAATTTCTCTCTGCTGATGCTAATTCTATATCATTTGTACTCCAACAAGAATATAAATCTTTACCTACAGTTCCAAAATCTAAACGAAGATCTTGTCCTTTCTTTTCTGTTGTAAAATGTTTATAGTCTTCATCTACCATAGGTATATCACAAAATTCTTTAATAATTTCTCCGGGAGGTATATAATGTTGTCCTAATGTTGTTCCATAATGGAAACTTTCAGACAATACTTTATTAATCTGTTCATGATCTTGTGTGCTTTTGAAAGGTTGTGTTTTCTCATTCATATGAACAATATAGTTAACTGCTTCCCATGCATCTGCAATAGGTCTATATTGTTGTGCTGTTAATTCTTTAGCAGATACTCTGTCATATCCTTTTAATATTTCTACTTCAAAAATCTCATGAAGTCTGTTTAGTTTATTTACATCTTCAAAGATAGATTCTGTATTAAGTTTCCATTTAGGATCTATATCTAAATAATCTATAAGTTCATTCATTTTTACACGACTATTTAAAAACTCTTGTACTGTATTACTTTTATAAATGTCTAATCTATATTTGTAGTGATACCATATATCTCTATTGAAACCAAACTTATATCCTGGAGGTTTTGTATCTGCTGCGTTTTCTGTTCCTCCCCATTGTATAAACCTACCTGAATGATCTCTCATCTTTTTATAAAATTCTATAAATTTTTTAGTGAGAGGTAAATCATTTAACTCCCATGTTACAATATTTTTATAGTCCCAATCATTATCTGATATAGTTGTTATCTCTAATAGTTTATTAGGATCATTAATATAACTAGGACATTTTTTCCATTGTGTACCATAGAATGGTACTTCATTTCCCTTCTTATATATGATATGATAACGCATTACAGTATTTATATTATAGTTTTTAGAACCAAAAATCAAATTTAAGTTTACCATTCTTATAAATAATTTTATCGTTCATGTGTAAGTTCATTAACATACACACGGAAGTAGACAATAATGTCGAAGGAACGCGCTTTCAACCAAGGAGGCGTAACATGTACTATCGAGGTATATTTTACAAAGCCCTGGTTAAAGAATCGAAAGCGAAATCTTTACCAGGCATTTACAGGGGCGTATCACACGGTCCTATTTCAATCATTTCTACAAAACAGACCAAAGGCACCTATCGAGGTGTGAACTGGTCAACTGAATAAATCATTCAGTCAAAAAAACGGGCTACTATTTGTAGCCCGTTTTAGTTCGGTATTCCGAAAGACCTAAATTACATTAAGTTTGTAACTTTAACTGATCTATAGTACTGGTTACGGTCTGCAGTAAATGTGTCTGCATCTGTAGTACCGTCTGCCTGCATTACGAATGGATTAGCGATCATGCCATACCTAGTTTTGAAACCAATTTTAGGTTGGAATGTGCTTGGGTCAATAGCCCTAACCATTTGTAGTGGGACATAAGGACAGTAGAAAAGACCTGCGTCATAAGGGCTT